TTAATTTTCATGGTGTCCATTCGTTAGGTTCACAACCTATTCATCAAATACAGTTTCAATTATCATCATAAAGCATTGATGATAAATCTGTTTTTTTTTCTTCTTTTTCTTCTGAAAGTTGCAATCCATATTTATTCAATAATTCTTCTTTGGCTTGCTCATTGGCTTGATTTAATTCTGCTTGTTTGATTTCAAGCTGTTCCAACTCTGATTCGTTGGCTTCAATTTGATTTAAAATTTTTTGGATTGGCTCTTGTTTATTGCTTGCGTATGTGACAAAGATTCATCACATAACAAGAATAAATAGAACGATTAATGCATAAATAATTATTGTTTTGTTTTTCATTTTATTTGTTTAAGTTGTAAAAGGTTTCGAAATCATCTTTCATTGTGCATGCAACCGTGAATGCTTGCTTTGATGATATTTCTAATTTTTCTGCAAGGATCATTGCAATTCATAACCTTGCAAGGAATCGGCTTTTTCATTTTACGGCTCATAATACCGTGTCGATTTCCACTGATTTTGATTTTCAATTATTATCTGCAATGATTTTATTTTTTGTATACGTTATCATGTTTGTAAATTACATGCTAAAATCTTTTTTAATGTGGATTTTTACGATGTTGATATATTCAAGCACGCAATCTGCTTTATTCTGCAATAATTCTGCTTGCAATTTGTGAATTGATATTTCATTATCACGTTGCTGGAATTCTTGCTTTATTAATGCGTCTGCTGTTGAATCTGTATGAACTTTTTTTCATTGCTCGTTCAACATTGCTTTTAATTCAACCATTCTTGCACCTTTTTTAACGTCGTTTTGTTGCTTTTCTTCATAATAGGTGCTTTTTAATTCTGTAATTTTATCTTTCATATTTTCCCATAAAGCAACTCGATCAAACATATCTTGATCTGTTAATTTCAATCACTTTGCTTTGAATTTTTCGTGCTTTGATATTAATTCATCAACTTCGTTTGCGTTGTTTTCTTGCTTTTGTAATAATTCTGCAACATCGAATTCTTCAATTGTATCTTGATTTGTCATTACCTTGTTTTTTAAGATGTAAATTATTCTGCTGGTTTTTCTTCTGGAACTTCTGCTCGAACATCTGCAATTTTCATTTTCATGTCTTTATCTACTGAAAAGAACTTTTGAATGTCCTTTAACAAATCATCTGATGTTGCAAATTTCTTCAAATAATCTGTTTTTGCTTTCAACCTTTCCAAATCTTCATTACTGAATTTTTTTACTTCTGCTTTCTTTGGTTGCTTGTTATCATCTCATGCAACTGCGTCAAGTGTATCATTCTCAACTATATCAAACGCATTTAAATATAAATATCTGCGTTGGTAGGTTTCAACCGCTCATAATGCTTGAATTGGTTGACATCATTTCAAATCAACGTCACGCATTGGCGATGTATATTGAACAATTTGTGTTGGATCATCACAATCAATAATCAATAATGTTGCTGTTTCGTTATCGAATAATACTTGTGTGTATAATCTGTTATCTTTACATAATTCAACAATGGCTGGTAAAAAGTCTCAAAGCTCATAATACTTGAATCATGCATGTTTATTCTCTCATGATTTCTTCAAATTCGCTTGAAGCAATTTGCTTTTTACAGTTTGAATTTTCATGAATAAATTTAATTTTGGTGTTTCTTTATCTGTCATTTTCGCTTAATAACTGATATAAAATTAATTTGCTTGGTTTGGGTATTCTTCAATAAACCACTCAACCGCTGTTTGTCTTTTTGCTCGATCATTACCGAACAACTGCATATATTCATCAAAGTTTTTTAAACCAACACGTCTGATGAATAGCTTGAACCCAACTTTTCATTCAAGTCTTTCGATTTCTTCTTTTGGCATGTTTATTTCGAGAAACGATCTAAAATGTTTTTATAAATTTCCATGTTCAAGCGTGATCATGTTCTTCTTCTTTCGTCAACTTCTGCTTGAACTCTTGCACGTAAATTTTTGTCTGAAATCTGCAATAATGCATTGTCAATTTCATCTGCTGGCTTTACGGTCAACTTTTTAATTCTATCAACTGCAATGTAATCACTTCACAATTTCAAGAACCTTGATTTTTCACAAAGCTTTGAAATCTGATCTGGCGTGGCTGTTGTTGTATAAACATCACCGTCCCTTGTAATTACAAACGTCAATTCTTTGTAAACCTTTAAAGCACTTCAATTTGTGGTGTTTGATTCATTCATTCTTGTCTGCAAACTTGAAATAAAATTGCTAAATTTTTATAAATCAATTCTGGTGATGTAATCTTGCTCACATAAAACTTGTTTTGTGCAACCACGTTCAACACCGCCGTTAAAGTGTTTTGCCGTGTGTAATTCTGATTTTGCACAAATTCCGATTTTTTAAGTTTTCAAATTAAATTTTTTCACCGAATACGATTTGATTTTTGTGTTCAATCAATTATTCAACCATTAAACGATTTAATAATTTCCAAACATTCGTTAATTTCTGAATCTCAATAATCTCCCGTGCTTGCACTTTCATTATCGTTAGATAATGAAATATTATTTTCTTCTTTTTTCTTTTTTCTTTTATATTTTATATTTTGTCACGGTTTGATTTCGTTTTGATTTTCTTTTGATTCAGTTTTGATTTCATTTTGATTTTGTTTTGATTTTTTTTCTTCAATTTCCGTTTCTTCTTTGATTTCTTCTTCATCTGATTTTGATTTTGTTTTACCGTTCATTGATTTTTTTCTTCCATTCATTAACGGCTCTTTGATTTGCTCGAATACTGAAAGCATGAACGGGTTTGAATCTGCTGGTGGCTCGATTCATTTAATTCAGAATTGAATGATCCAATAAGAAAGCTCTTGTGCAAGTTGCATATCTCATCTTGCAAGCTGGTCAATGCTTCTTACATAAGAATTGAAAATCGTAATTCTTTCTAATTCTTCATTCATTTGTAGAACCTTGTTTTAGAAAATAAAATGTGTGTAGTGGTGCAACGGCTCATATGTGAACTGAAACAAATTAAAACAACCATATGAACCAGTTGGATCGCTTGCGTGCTGATTTCCCCAACTGATTCGTATGGTTGCTTTGAAACGCACGCAAGCTCTGTTTTCTTTGTCAAACTTACATGCTTTTTGTATTGTAGAACCTTTTGCATAAGTAATTACGAAAAAGCGATGTGATATTATCACACCGCTTGGTTTCTTATATATTTATTCATTTACTCCAACACACTGATATTCTCTATATGGTGAGTGTGTGGAAACAATCCAACCGATTAGAGTAATGAATAACAAGATCAAGAAATTTCAGCAAATGTGTTAATATCTTGTTTGACAATATCAAGTATAAGAAAAATTTTTTATTTGTCAAATTTTTTTGCACTTTTTTAATAAGAAAATTACTGCAATAAAAAATTACAGTTATGAATTATATTTTTAAACTATTCGATTTTTCCGAAAAGCTCGAAAAATTTTACTTTTGAAAAAAATATGTTATGATATTTTATCAAATTGTGATTTTAACCATGTATCATTCATGTGATAATATCATTCAGTGGTTTTTGGATCACGGTGACGCATTAAACGTGTTGTTGCTTGCTGGCTTAATCAAGCATAAACGCAATTTGTGGCGAATGCGTGGCGTTCCATGTGCGGGTGTAATACTCTTGTAATCTTTCATTCATTTATAAGATGTTCGGAATATTTACGGAATAAAATATTAATATATTTTGGTGCAAGTGGCTTTCATCGATTTTTATTATCTAATCAAACAAATAAAAAATCCATTTTGAATGGTCTTTTTTTTGTGAATTCTTTTATACTTTCTTCAAAATGCAAAACTTTATTTCTTAAATCTTCGGTAAAAAATACTCGATCATGATAACCGCCTTTTCATAATATCTGGAATTGGCGGTTTTCATTGTGGAAATGTTCGAATTTGCAACGTAATATTTCTGCACGGCGTAATCATGTTCTGTATGGTATTTCGATTAATAATTGATTCCTTTCTGCAAGTATTGGTGATTCTTCATAAATTAATGGTGCTTGAACCAATATTTCATATTCTTCTTTTTTCATCATATCGTATGGTTTGCGTTCTTTTTTAATAATTGGTAATTGTTCAACGTTAAATTGTAATTTTTTTCAGATCATTGCACTGTATTTGAAAAATTGGCGTAAAGAATTTGATAATGTTGAAAGTGTGCTTCTTGAAACTTTTCTGTTTTCTTTGTATGTTTCAAGCCGTTCAATACAATCTGCGAATTTTACATCTTCAACGTTTATTTCGAATTTTCATTTTTTGTATTTCATGAATTCAATAAATTTTAACATATCGTATTTATAATGAACCAATGTGTCGCTTGATCTGTAATTGATATCTTTGGAATATTGCAAAAAGTCATAAAGCAAATTTTTCATTTTGAAAAAATAAACAAATAAATATATTTGGCTCTACGCATTACTTATGCAATGTATATATTTTAATTTTTGTCAATAGTAAAATCAAGCTTGAATTCAGATTTTCTTTGTCTGATTTAATTTTTCAGATAAAAAAAGAAAACAGAACTTGCGTTCTGTCTACACATTTGCAAAGATATATTACGAAAAAACATACAAATTGCAAAATCTTTTTTTATGAAAGATTTATTATTTCTCAATTGATATAATCCAACCATTCACGCAACATATTATTTGCTTCATGTAATTTATTTTTATAAGGTTCTGAATTTGTTAAATGTCGCAATTGTGAATTTATTGGCATTACTTCATTTATTTTTGCTTTAATTTCGTTTAATCTTTTTAATTCTTCAAGGTTATCTTCTGCAACCTTTGTAAATACATAATACCACATTCCATAATTTGATAATTCTGATAATTTATGCTTTAATTCGTATCTGTTGCAATCTTTTTTTCAATCACTTGTTTTTCTTCATTTGTATGAATCTTTTGTGCTTCTTTTTCAATTATTCCAGATTATATCAATTGCATGTCCATTGGTATTTGTTCAAAATTCTGTTCAATCCAATACTGCGTCTTTTCTGTAATCTTGGCTGTATTCTGCTGTTGGGCAAAAATTACCGTTTATTGTGTATCATTTTTCAAGTATCTGATCCACCATATCTGAATATTTTGAAACTCTGTAATATGCAACTTTTCATAAATCACCATGTTTTTCGTTCCACCATTTACAAACAAGATCAACGGCTTGCTTTACATACCAACCATGTCAACGGATTCTTCATTTTGTGTATGATAATTCGTCAACTTCTTGTAATTCATCAAGTGAAAATTCATAATTCATCAAATCTGAAAGCATTCACATTGCACTGAATATTGTGCATGAAACTTTACTCCAACTTTGATTCGCTTGATTGTATTCAAATCTGATTTCATCTTGTTTATAAAGCTTTGGCAATATATCAATATCACCGTCACAAAGAACATAATCGGTTGCTTCTTCACCAGTTCACAAACAACCATAAATAATTTCTTCTTCCATGTTTTTATTGTTATAATTTAAAAATTTCTTTATCATTTCTGCTCTGAAATCTTCTTTTGATCGTGAATATCATTTCATTCTAATCTACAAAGCACTTCAAATAAACAATTTCTGCAACTTTCACGTTGTATGTTATGCTTGCATATTCTCAAATGTTTGTATTCATAATCGTTTATTTTTTCTTTTTCTTTCATTTCTTCAATAATTCTGGTATGTAAAACAATTCATCATCTGCTTCATACAGTATTGTATAAAGTTCTTGTTTTACTCATTCACTCAATACTGGCTTCACAATTTCGAAAACTTGCTTTAATTGATCTCTTGGGTTTTGTTTGTCTCCAAAAAATCCATTTAATGCAACATGTAATCTTCTTGAAATTCTTACTTTGTTTTCATCAATATTGGTGTTGTATTTATGCTTGTTGCATTTTCACATTATATGGTGAATGTCTGTTGCTGTTTTATCAATTACACGCACCAATTTATACTGCACACCGTCACAATTATCAATATGATCAATACGATCATGATTATTTTTCATTTCATCGTATTTAATAGGGAATAAAAGAATTATTCCTTGTTTTCTTCTTCCATTATTGAATCCACGTTATCGTATTTTATTCCTTTTTGTCCAAAGTAAAAAGAAATAACCATTAATACAGTATCAACAAAAATCTGATCTAATTCAGAACCTTTAAAAACTTTGTATAATTCAATTACAATTAATGTTAATACCAACAATAATAAAACCAATTTTGTAACTGAAAGTTTTGTAATTCGTTTCATTAGGTATGTATTGAATGTAAAAAATTTTCTGCAACGTTTATTTCTATTTGTGCATATTTTCCTTTATTCGTTCCAAATCCGTTTGAATTTTCATCAATATTGCTTTCAAATCCAATGATTCAATTTCATTTATTCTTTCATTGTGACTTTTTAATTCCATTTCAGTTTTTTCTTTGAATTTTGTAATATTTGCACTCAATTTCCGAAGAAAGAATGCACATGCAATAAGCGTTCAAAGATTTATAATTAAACTTGTATCTGGTGAAATTTCCATTTTATCAAACGATTTGAATGTTAAAATCTGTGCTATCACTTGCAATTACAAAAACTTGATCCAATTGATATGTTTTAAATCTGAATGTGCTTGTTACTTCATAAGAATTTGTTGTTGAAGCTTCATCTGATATTGTTTCAACAAAAACTGAATCTCATGATCAAACACTTATTTCAATTTCAATTGGTTCATTTGCATTTCTTTTTGCTTCAATTAATGCTAATACTTCATCATCATTAATTAAATCAACTATTGATGAACTGGTTGTTGTTGCTGATAATTTCATTTTGCTTTACATAAAAAGTAAAATTTTGTCATGTATAATATAATCACGAATGTCAAATATCAAAGCTTTAAATTTATTTTCTTGACTTGTATTTCTTACGAATCAATTTTCTGTAATACTTTTTCAGCTTGTTTTTCTTTTTATTTCCGATTTCGTAATAATAATATCTGTTCATGCTGGGAATTATTGGATCAATATATTTTTCAAATAATCTGTATGAATTACAATGAAACATTCGTCCAACATAACTATTCATTGCACACCATTCTCTAAAATTAAAAACAATTCACATTTCTTGTTTTTCTTTTAGGTGTAATGCTTTCTTTTTGAATTTCTGTGCGGTTGATTTTCTCAATAATTTATAACCGTAAAAATATCTGTATCAAACATAATCCACTCATCTCACACCAGTTGGGAATATTTGATAATTTGGTTTAATTCTTAAATTCAAGCAACCGTCCAAATATCATTTTAATCTGCGAAAAACATATCTTAATCGCTTTTTGCTTTTTCATAAAATAACAATATCGTCCATGTATCTTATAACATATTTACATCTTACTACTTCTTTTAATCGATGATCGCAATATGAAAGATAAAAATTCGCTAAAAATTGTGATAAATAACTTCAAATTGGTAATCACCTTCTTCATGGAAATGAATCAATGATCATGTCCAGCAAATTCAACAAATCTTTATCTTTAAATTTCTTTCTCAATAATTTTTTCAGAATTCTGTGATTCACATTCGGGTAAAATTTCGATATATCTATTTTCAAACAATACGCCGTTCATTCTTTATCTCTCATGTATCTGTCCATTAATTCCATTACATGCGTCATTCATCTTCATTTTACACTTGCACATGTAAAATCTGTGAATGTTTGCATGAAATATTTTTCAATTTGTAACATGATCGCCCGCTGTATTATACGGTGCGGGTAATATTTTAATTTTCGTAATTCTCTTGATTTGGTTTTGTCTCGGATTATTGAAACTGAATAATCTTTTGCTGTAATATGATATTTCTTTTCTTTCAGAAGCTTTTGAATTTTCTTTAAGAAATATTCTTCGCTTGCATTTACCATTTTCACTTCTCTGTATAATTGTTTGTCTTTTCTTGCTTGTTTGTGTGCTTCTTTAAGATTATCAAGATCATAAATTTTTTCATAAATATTTCAGTATCTTTTCATTTATGCTTTTGTTTTTTACCTATAATGTTCCTTTACAATCGAACATTCATTATATTTAGTGATAAACATTGTTAATACCAAGTGGTTTATATGAATATAATTACCAATACGATCTCCCCAGTAATTTTATGTTTCGCCAAGAGGCGGGGTTATATAGCTATCATTTAACACATCTTGATTTCACCTTTTGGGAAAAATCAAGCACATCATAGGTTTTGAATTAAAATAGGGAATTTATAAAGAACGTTAAGTGAGAACCGATATTCGTATTCGAATTCGAAGTGGAATTATTCACATTCAAATAGAAAGCACCAGCATTAGCACCATTACTATAATTACCACTGGTATGAGCCAAACGAGAAGCATTCACATTCGCATTATCGCTTTTGTTACTTACCCCATTGAGCTTATACATGGTTTCGTCCACTTTTTTGTATAGCCAACAAAGGCGAAAACGTTTATATTTTATACTCGCTTCCGACCATATAACCCAAAGGAACGGGGCTTTAATACCCCATTCCTTTTTTGTTTTCATATTTTGTTTTTGGTTTATCTTCTTCTTTTTCATGAATATTTATTATTACTTCATCTTCCGAATATTCCGTTTTACTCCATTGACCGTAACAATCCAATTCATATTCAATTGGTTGTTTTTCTTCTTTTTCAATATTGATCGTTATTTTCATATTTTTTTATTTGCATGATGTAAAAGCCTTCGGCAGAGTTGAAG